GCTAGTGACATTGATCTTGAGGAAGCTCGCAAGCGGTACACTGGAGTCACCTTCTACGCCGAACCAAACCTCAGCGACTGGGGTCACGACAAGCGGGCCAAGGGGCTTGACTTGGCGACATCTGATTACGCGGGATGGTTCAACCACGACGACTCCTACGACCCGCACTACATCGCGGAAATGATGTGGCAAGCAGAACTTGGCAACGATGTGGTATACTGCGGGTGGTCTAAAGATCAGACCCCCAGATTCTCCTCTGGCAAGTCAACCTCTGGCAACTACATTGTCAAGGTAAGCGTTGGTCGTCAAGCTGGATACACAGACCGACACTATGAGGCAGACGGCACCTTCATCAACAGGATTGCCGCCGTCGCCCAGTCCATCAAGTTCCTTCCTGGGACTTTGTATTTCCACAATGAGGTGAAGTAATGCCGAAGAGCGCAGCGTGGCAACGTAAAGAAGGGCAGAACCCCAAGGGCGGGTTGAATGCCAAGGGTCGGGCTTCGTATAAAGCGCAGACAGGCGGGACACTCAAGGCTCCGGTCAAGAGTGGAGACAATCCCCGCCGCGCTTCGTTCCTCGCTCGTATGGGCAATATGTCAGGTCCTGAACGCGACGAGAAGGGGCGCCCGACCCGACTCCTTCTCTCGCTTCAGGCTTGGGGTGCTAACAGCAAGGCGGATGCTCGCACCAAGGCCAAGAACATTTCATCTCGCCTCAAGGCGAGTAAGGCTTGAAGCCGCTCAACACTGACCTCGCACGCGACCTCGCTCGCGGACGAGATGACATCGAGTTCTTCGCAGAACGTTGGCTCGGTATTAAGGGGAACCCTGGGCAATCAAGATGGTGGAAAGCGTGCGCCGAGCGTGACGAAACGGGCTACCGCCCGCGCTACATCACGACGGTCGTATCAGCAGGTAACCGTGCAGGAAAGACTCTTGCTATGGCTGTTGTGTGCCTCCATCACGCGCTATACAAACTAGGACTACAGAACCCCACCGCAGGAGACCCAGAGTCCTACCGCCGCTGGAGCGATGCTCCGTACGAGTGGTACCACGTAGGCATCCAGCAAGAGACCGCAGAGCTGGTCTTCCGCGAGATCGAGGCAATCCTCGGCTCCTCCCATCCAGCGCAGAAGGGTCGCGGATGTGCTATAATGCGCGAGCTGGGCAAGGTCATTGACACCCAGAAGAAGTACCGAGGCGAGTACGCGTGGGTCAAGTTCAATCCAATCGTCGGTGGAGCAAGCATCCACTTCCGCACCACACAAGACCGAGCGAAGGCACTGCTCGGCAAGGATATGAACGGCATCTCATTTGACGAGGCGGCCTTTGAGCCACACCTCGTGATGATCTACCAAGAGGTGCTCAACCTCCGACGACTCTCCACTGGTGGTCCACTCCACTTCATCGGGACACCGAGCGAGGGCATCAACGATTACGCAGAACTCTGGGAACGCGGGAATCCAGAGAACCCATCACGAGATGAAAAGTTCATCTCCTTCCGCCTCTCCACGAGGGACAACGTCGGGTACGGTCTGACGCAGAATAACTTTGACGACGTGATCCGCCAACAGGCGGAGTACCTCATCCCACAGAACATTGACGGATACTTCATCGAGGCGAGGGATGCCTTCTTCTGGAGCCAGTCAATCCTTGAGGCGTGCAAGACGCTAGAGGATGACGTGAAGCCAGTGAAGAACCACCGCTACATCCAAGGCGTAGATCCCGGCATCTCACACGATGCGACCTGGGCGATCACGCTGGACATCACCAGCCGATCCAAGATTCGCGGAGTGCGGGTCAGGAAGCGAGGCGGGAAGCAGAGCATCTCTGCGGTGGTGAATATGGTCCGCGAGGGCCATCTCCTCTACAGCCAAGACGGCGCCTTCTGCACGACCATCGTGGACTCCACTGGTCTTGGAGGCAGGCTCTTCCAGCAGGAGTTCTCAATGATCCGCCCGCTCCGAGGGTTTGACTTCGGTGGCACCAAGGCGAAGAAGGTGGAACTCCTCAACGACCTGAAAGCGGTCATCGACAAGGGGCAGATCGAACTCCCAGTCGGCGGTGTTTGGGACGAACTCAAGCGGCAACTTCTAGCGTATCGGCTAGATGACAAGAAACTAGAACAAGACGCCGTAATGGCGCTGGCAATCGCGGTGCGACACGCGCTGCGGAATCCTGAGAAGGGCGTGGAGAATCCAACCTTCACCTATTTTGGAGCAAGTGACTGATGGCTAAAGTTCGTAAGATTCCAGCGGCGTTCGAGGGTACGAGAGGCGTACCGGCGCAGTATACGACCGACCCCGATGTGGCGACGCCAGAACAGATTGCATCTATTGGCAAGGCACTGGACAAAGCGGCGAAGATGCGCCGTGGTCAGCAGATCCTCACCCCAGTAGAGAAGGGCAAGCCGATTGCCACATCCCCAACGAAGCGCAATATCTTCGGTGGTCAGGTTCAGACCGCTCCTAACGGGACGCCAAACGATGGCATCTCTGCACGCGGTACCATTAACTTCAAGGCGAACATCGACGCAGACCGCAGCAAGCGTGCACCTGGTGCATTCGGCGCTGGTCTCCGTGGCGGTCAGGGCACGCTCCGCATCCAGCCAAACGTAGAGAAGCTGTCGCCATCAGAGGCAGCCTCGCTCAAGATGCTAGAGTCCTCGCTCGTTGCGCAAGAGATTGACCCAAAGAATAGCGACGACTACACGCTCCTCCAAGAGATCCTTGGTCGCAAGCAGTTGGTTGACCCAGAGCAGAACCGCCTCAAGGCGCTCTTCCGCCGTATGGACAACCTCTACCATCCAGAGACCGTTACCCTCGGTGGCGCCGACCACTGGTCCGATGACCCAAGCGCCCGCCTCGCTGGCCGCGCCCACGTCTCGGTCAACATCCACCACGCCTACGTCCAGATCCCTGCGGCGATTCAGGCGGTGCGCCCAGTCATCAACTACGTCCCGACTGGTAGCACTCCAGAGGATCGTCAGGCAGCGCAGCGACGCGAGCAGCTCTACTTCCGTTGGTGGGAAGCCAACGATATGGACCTTCAGATGGAGCAGGCGGCGCTCCTCAAGGAACTCTATGGTCACACCGCTGCCAAGGTTTACTGGGATCCAATTGAGCGCGTGCCGAAGGTCTCCATCATTGAGCGACCTGAGAACCTTTACCTCGGCTTCGGCAACAGCGACTACAACCGCCTAGACTGGGCGCTCTACACCTACGGAATGTCGCCACAGTCCATCCAAGAGGACTACGGAGTCAACGTGATCCCTGTCAAGCAGGGTGAGAAGTGGTTCCCGTACACCAGCCGTGGCAGCCACGACGACCCAATCGGCAACGTGTGGGCAAACGCCTTTGAGCGCAACCCGCTCCGACGCGAGACTGCCTACGAGCAGATGCAGATTGAAGTCTACGACTACTGGTACAAGGTCGCCACTGGCCCAGGAAAGGCGCCACTGGTGTACAACGCTATCTACGTGGGCAACACCCTCGTCAAGAACGAGGCACATCCAGAGTACGGCGGACAGATCCCGTACATTCACCTGCCGAACGGGAAGATCCCAGGCAGCCCATACGGCAAGCCTGCGCTCTACGATCCTGAGCAGCTCCTCCGCGAGAAGGACGAACGCATCACTGCAATGGCGCAGATGATCCAGTCCATCGTCGGCGGTCAGATGTGGCAGTTGGTCGGAGCCGAAGCGCCTGACGAGGTACCGCCAAACGCGCTGCCAAAGCCGGGTCGCGTCGCAACGCCTGGACCAGGCAACGAACTCCGTGCCATCCAGCCGTTCATTCCACAGTTCCAGATTGAAGCCTACGTTGCCCGCATCGACCGAGAGTTGACCGTGGCGACTGGACTCAACGACTTGCTCCTTGGCCTCGCGCCCGCGCAGGTGCTGGGTTCATCCCGCGCCATCGCCGCGCTTATCGCCAACTATGAGTCCCGCCTCGCGCCAAAGCGCAAAGTGTTCTACTCGTGGATGAAGAAGGTCTGGGAGATGTGCGCCCGCATCTGGGAAGAGAAGGATCGGGACGTCAAGCGACTTATTGCTGGCGAATACCGAATTGAGATCATCGCCCCAGAACTTACCCCGCGAGACACACTGGAACTTGCCAGCACCGCGATCAACCTCGTGCAGAACCGACTCTGGTCGGCAGAGCGTGCGATGGACCGCGTGGGCGTGGAAGACCCAGTGGGCGAGAAGGAGCTCATCCGCGACGAGCAGACCGACGCAACGCTCAACCCAGCCGCTGTGGCCACGATGGCGCAGGTTGCTGGTCAGATGCAGCAGATGCAGATGATGCAGCAGCAGGCAGTCCAGACTCAGGAGATGATGTCTCAGGAGCAGGCAGCCAACGCACAGCGGACGCTCCAGTCAGCAGTGGCTGGCAGCGAGTCGCTAAACCAACCAGAGAATCAAGCGCAGTTGCCGCCTGAAGCGACCGCTGCGAATGCCGCCGCACCAGGCGAGGAGAACGTTCTTCCAGCCCCAACGGCCACGAATGAGGTACAAGCATAATGGCACGACGAGGACGATTCGGTCGATCTGAAACTGGCGCAAGTGATCTTTCACAGACGATCCGTTCGCTTGTCCAGCAGCAACTTGCGGCTGAGGAGCAGATGCTCTTCAAGGCGTTCTACGAGGGAACCGCGTTCGGCGGGTCTGTCCCGTCATATTCCGACCTCGTGAAGTTCGTGAACGAACGGCTTGGCGGTGGTGAGGTGAGCGACGCCCAGATGGCGTATTACGACGCAATCCTAAATCAGGCTAAGGAGTTTGAAGTCAAGAGCACCTATGACGACCTTAAGAATGGATTCTACGGGAGTCAGGGAGAAAACTACGAAGAGCTTGTGGACTTCCTTAGGGGAGAAGGGTCCGACTATGAAGGGGAACTGTACGGAATCACAAAGGATTACGTCACTAAGTTCCTCTACGCCGATCTTGCTGGAGACCGCATTAGCGAAGAAGACTTTATGGGTCGATCACAGAAGGCGATGGACGCCTTCGTTGATGACCCCGCACTCTACGACGACGTCAAGTATGACGTTTACTCGTCCCTTTACGAATACCAACTTGGAGAGCAGAGCGACATTCTTGCCCGCGTAAACCCATCCAAGGACAAGCAGGTCCTGAAGGCAAACGAGGGACTGCTAGAATTCTACCGTGGTTGGAGATCGAAGCTGAAAGAGACTGGCATTGCTGGTGACTTCCTAGACACAGTACAGAATAACATCGCCAAGACGAAGTTCGCCGTTCAAGAACAACGTCGAGTCGTTGCCGACAAGGCCGCAGCAGCTATCCTTAGCAGCCGAGAGTCTGCTTACGATAACGCCAAGGCGGTTGTGGACGAGTACGCTCGGCTCATTGCTCCTGGTCTTGGCATTGACGCAAGCGATCCAAACTTCAACTTCCAAGACATTCCAGCCGTGACGCTTGCCGCTGCGCTTGATGACTTCAGCCCAGACGTTCAGGCACAGATCAGGACCGCTATTGGCGACCTTCGCGGAAAGTCAGACGCTTATGCCCAAACACTTCAATCGCAAGGAAAGGTTAATGACGCTCGCGCAATTCGAGACGTGTCAACCGACGCCAAGTTGGTATCTGGTCAGGACGTTTCCTTTGAGCGATACGTCAAGCAGTCAGAACTTAAGGACGCCCTGATGGCTGCCGCTGATGGAATCCCATCTGACGAGATTGCTGTCACCAAAGATTGGGTTAAGTTTCTTCGAGGAGAAACTACCGCATCCTTTGGCAACGGGTTGAAGCCAGGGGCTGACCGGGCAGGGCAAGAGGTTAGCCTAAACATCCAGAATGAAGCAAATGCATTTGATGCTGCTCTCAATGGAAAAACAGTTGGCATCGTTCCAAAGACGTATATGGATGACTTCCAAGCTGCTCAACGGGCGCAGGCTGGACTTTCATCCGACGCTCAAGACTTCAACGAAAAGTCGTACTCTGGGGACAATAAGTTTACGGCAGCCGAGTTGTCCAACATTGGCATTTCCCTAAACCTTGACAAGCAGATCTCCACTGGCCAGACGGTAATCACCCGCAAGCGAAACACCGACGGAACGTACTCCACTGAGTACATCCCTGCTGGTGTCCCTGCGCCAAGCGCGGGTATTCTTTATAAGATCGAACAGACCGCTACGGGAAAGGTTGTAACGGTTGCCTACAAGGGTACGCCAATCTATGGCGCTATCGCAGGGAACCTTGATACCGCACGACCGTGGGGATTTGCTTACGAGACTAAGGGCGGAACGCTGTATGCCGACTCCAAAGAAGGAAAGGTATACATTAACCCACCATTTGATGTCTCTAAGATCAAGCGTTCTGGCGCAACTGACGCCCTAATTACTTCTGACGTCAACGTGCAGAAGGACCAGAATGGATATACAACAATTGAGTCTATTAGGATGGATAAAACCGGAACACAGGCCAGCCTGTCTGACTTTGTTGATCAAGGCGCACTCAAGTCGCTAGAAAGCCCAGGAGTCAACCCATACGAAAAGGTGTCCCCTGACGATCCTCGTGTACAGAGCTCCTACGGTGCGGTCACAAATCTACGAAACATTGCGGCTGCTATCCCTGACTCAACCCCAGGCAAGGCAGATATGACGTTGACGATCAACAAGATTGAAAGCAATCTTAACTCTATCGCTGGTCGAGCGGAAGACTCAGGTGTCCGCATTGCTCAGATGAACGCCGATATGGCACGGCAACAGGCAGAGTCAGCCAAGGCAAACCTTGCTTTTGTCTCAAATATAAAACCAAATCCTCTTAGCAGAGTTCCATCATCGGCTGACTTTGCGGCAAACCAAAGAGTATCTTCAGTTCTTGGTGAGGGCGCTGAGGGAATTCTTGGTGGAGCTAACGTATTTTTCCGTGAGCTTGGCAAGTTGGCTGGTGGTGTTGGACAGGGTGCGCTACAGGCTGGCGGTGCTCTTGCCTACGGAATCCCAAGCGCGGTAGGTGGTGCGCTATCTGCTGGAATTAACTTTGTTCTACCAGGAATTCCTGGGTCTTCTGGATCTGGCGCAACCTCGGTTGCTCCAAGGCAACTTGCCCCAACTAGCCAAGTAGGTCCGCTTTCAGTTCGACCGCTTCCAAAGGGAACACCAAGGACCACATCGCCAGGCGCTGGTCTCTCTCTGACGGCGCAGCCGTTTGTTGACTTCCGAGCTGGCGAGCGCGCAAGTGGAACAATCTCAACACCAAGAACTACAACTAGGGCTGTAACGCCCCTAGGTGGAAGGACGGCTCGGTAATGCCAAGCATCTTCGGCAAAGGTAGCGGCGGTCAGCAGGTTTCATCAATCCTTAGCGACGTCTCCTTTGGTGTCGGTAAGTCCGCTGCTGGTGGTTCGCAGAGCCGATTTGGCCCTGGGATTGGTCGTGCATCGGTAAACGTATCTGAGCCAGAAACTTTTGGCCAGTCCCTTGAAGGATTGGGTAAAGGAATCCTTGGACTTGTCGGGTCAATCCCGCTTGTCGGTGGAGTTGCTAAGGGTGCCCTTGAGGTGGGTGGCGGAGCCGTCGGTGCAGTTGGGTCTGCCATCGGATCGTTCAAGCCAGTAGAGACTGGACCAAGCGTTGGCGACGTGGTGTCTGGTATCCCAGGAGCTGCTCTAGAAGTCATCAGTGCGCCATCCAAGTTTGTCC